CAGCCAGAGCTTGATGCGTTTTTGGGGCGAAATCCAGAGTTTTCTCCTATTTATCCAAAAATCTCTCGCAACTACGTCATGTTCGACGATCAATTCCCAAACATTGTTAGCAGAAATGGAGTAAGTCTTAGTGACTTGTTGAAGTCAGAGACTCCACAAAGCAAATTAAACGCGCTGATTCAAAATCTTGAATCACAAGGACTCAACGTAGACGCTTTCTATAATCCAAAGTCCAATCAGGTTTCATTGTCTAGGCTTGTTGTCCCTAAAGAATCACGCGGTCAGGGCATTGGAACAAAAGCAATGCAAGATTTAATTGATTTTGCTGACGAACAAAATGCTTTAATGTCTCTTTCTCCATCTACTGACTTTGGCGCAACGTCAATCAATAGGTTAAAGGATTTCTATAGTCGATTTGGTTTTGTTCCAAACAAAGGAAAATACAAAGATTATTCTATTAGTGAGTCAATGTATCGGCCAAAAAAATGAACACTGTTAGCGAAAAAATAACGAAGAAAAAACCGCGAGGCAAACCATTTGACGGTCAACCTGGTCCAGGTCGGCCAAAAGGCGTTCCAAACAAAAGCACAGCAGCCATTAAAGACATGCTGCTTGCATCATTAGATCAAGTCGGCGGTCAGGCTTATTTCAAACAACAAGCGATTGAGAATCCAAACGCTTACATGTCTCTTATCGGCAAGATCATTCCTGCTGAAGTGAAGAACCAAATAACTGGCGCAGACGGCGGTCCAGTACAACATTCAATCAAGGTGTCTTTTGGAGACGACAGCTAAATTCCCTCCAAAGCTAAAAGAGCTTTTCAATCCCTATCGCTACAAGATCCTGCATGGCGGCAGAGGATCTGGAAAGTCTTACTCTGTCTCTGCTGCATTACTCATCAAAGGCGCTGAGAAGCCATTGCGTATTCTCTGTGCGAGAGAAGTGCAGAAATCTATCAAGCAATCTGTTCATACGCTTTTAGTGGATCAGATTCAAACACTGAATCTAGGCTATTTCTATAACGTCACTGAAACAGAGATTCGCGGCAAGAACGGCACGATATTCACATTCTCAGGTCTGGCTAATCACACTGTTGAATCAGTTAAGTCAATGGCTAACATTGATATATGCTGGATAGAAGAAGCTCAGAGCGTTAGCAAAAAGTCCTGGGATATTCTCATCCCAACGATCAGGGCCGAAAACTCTGAAATCTGGGTCACGATGAATCCAGACTTAGACACTGACGACACTTATACGCGCTTCATTGCTAATCAAGTGCCAAATAGCTTAGTGGTGCAAATCAACTATCTGGACAATCCATGGTTTCCGAACGTCCTTGAGGTTGAGCGTATTCACTGCGAGCGACATAACAGCCGCGATTATGAAAACATCTGGCTAGGCAAGCCAAAGACAGTTGTAGATGGAGCAATCTACGCTGATGAATATCAGGAGATGGTCGAGCAACATCGTATCAATCTAGTTACGCACGATCCGATGCTTAAGACGCATGTCGTCGTAGACCTTGGCTGGAACGATGCAATGTCTATCATCATGGTGCAACGCGCTGGCTCAGAAGCCCGCATTGTTGATTACATTGAAGAATCTTTTCAAACGCTCGACTGGTATAGCGCAGAACTAAAGCGCCGCAACTACAACTGGGGCAAGATGTGGTTGCCGCATGATGCAGTGCATAAAGACTACAAGACTGGCAAATCTGCCGCAGAGATCATGACTCAACTCGGCTGGGAAGTTGAAGTCATTCCTATTGGCGACGTAGAGCACGGCATAAAACTATCCAGAATGCTTTTCCCTCGCGTCTGGATGGATAAGGTAAAAACTTTTAGATTACAAGAGTGCCTGAAGCGTTATCGGCGCTCTATCAATCAAACAACTGGTCAACCAACAGGACCATTGCATGACGAATACTCTCACGGCGCTGACGCTTTCCGTTATCTTGCAACTTGTATAGACATGATGCGTAACGATAACTTGAAACGTAAAAAAGAGTATGATAACGGCAGGGCTTCAAACTGGATGAGTTACTAATATGACAGATTATGCCGACTATGATGCAACGTCTGATTCTGATCTGTTGAATGAGATCAGAAAACGTTTTGACATATCCCTTGAAGCTACGGCGCAAATCAGGCAGGAAATGCTTGATGATATTCGCTTTGCAAGGCTAGGCGATCAATGGACGGAAGCGAGTAAATATGACCGCGCTCGTCCAGGCAAAGAACGGCCAATGCTTGTTGTTAATCGACTCCTGCAGTTCAGAGATCGAGTCGTCAATGAGATTCGCCAGAACACGCCAAGTATTCGTATTCGCCCTGTAGCAGACGGTGCAGACCAAGAGACTGCTGAAGTCCTCATGGGCATTGTCCGTCATATACAAGACAACAGTAACGCAAGCATTGCATACGACACTGCAGTGGAATGGCAAGTAGATGCAGGCCTTGGCTATTTCCGTGTTCGTAATGACTGGGCGGATGCAACTTCATTTGACCAAGAGATTTACATTGACCGCATTGTAGATCCAATGAAAGTTTATCTTGACCCGCACAGCAAACAGCCAGATGGCTCAGATGCAGAATGGTGCATCATTGCCGAAGAGATTCCAAAGGAAGAGTTCAAGCGCTTGTATCCAGAAGTTCCAGAAACGAACTGGGAAGAAGCAGGCAATGGCGACATGCAGGGCTGGTATACAAAAGACAGTATAAGAATCGCAGAGTATTACTGCATTGAGCATGACAACCAAGAGATCATGGACCCTGAAACCGGTAAGACGCGCATGATTGATGTGCGCCGGTGCATGTGGCACAAGGTCACTGGCGAAACAATTCTGGAAACGTCAGAGCTTCCGACAAGTTACATTCCGATTATTCCAGTGCTTGGTCATGAAGTCTGGGTGCAAGGAAGACGTTATGTCTCAGGTCTTGTACGCAACGCAAAAGACGCTCAGAGGCTCTATAACTACTATTTGAGCGCCAATGCTGAGAACGTAGCACTTGCACCAAAAGCGCCGTTTATTGGCGTTGCAGGACAGTTTGAGACTGATCCGCGATGGGGTAGAGCTAACCAGGAGTCGCTTGCTTATCTCGAATACGATCCAGTTAGCATTGCAGGCACTCCAGTCGGTCCTCCTCAGAGAGCGCAACCTCCTCAAGCATCTAGCGCGATCATGCAGGCAGTTCAGCTTGCTGAGAACGACATTATGCAGTCCATGGGTATTTACCAGCCAAGTCTCGGCGGTGAATCTAACGAAACTTCTGGACGCGCATTGTTATTGCGTCAGAAGCAATCCGAAACTGGCAACTTCCATTATCAGGACAATCTCAATCGATCCATCCGTCATGCAGGACGAATTATTCTTGAGATGATTCCAAGGATTTATGATCGCGCAAGAGTCATCCGTATTCTTGGCGAAGACGGTAGCCCAAGAGAGATCAACGTAGATCCGAATATGCCGCAAGCGAGCATGTATACGGATCGGCCAGATATTGACAGCATCTACAATCCAACAGTCGGCAAGTATGACGTTGTATGCGATGCAGGGCCTAGCTATGCAACGAAGCGCGATGAAGCTGCAAACATGATGCTTGCGCTGACGCAGGCTAATCCGAATCTGTTTAACATGATTGGCGATCTGATGCTCAAGAACATGGATTGGCCCGGCGCAGAGGAGATTAGCAAGAGACTGCAGGCAATGTTGCCACCAAATCTTCAGCCTAGCGCGGACGGAACAAAGATTGATCCGCAAGTCCTGCAAGCACAACAGATGGTTGAGCAGATGGCTAACCAGATGGAAGAGATGGATGCAGAAATTAGATCCTTGCGCGATGAGCGTTTACTGAAAATCCAAGAGGCTGAACGTCAATGGTTTGACTCTCAAACAAAGCGCATGGATACGGAAGGCAAGATAATGATGACTGACACGCAATTGCAGTCAATCATTCAGCAAAACCTCATGATTATGCTTGGTCAGGAAACTGAGGAGCTGCATGAAGAGGAAAAAGAGTTTGAGGCTATGGAAGAAGCGACAATGCAGCAGCCGCATAGCGCTTTACCTGAGAAACAGCCTCATCAGATTGCGGCAGGATCTGCGCCAAAAGCTCCAAGGCCAAAGGCGCAAAAGCCTGGTGCGATGACAAGGAAGCCAAACGTGGCTGCTCTCACTGGCGAGCAAAAGCCAGAACAACAAGACGAAATGGGGTAAGCAATGAATGAAGCAGAACTCGATACAACTGCAAGTGCTGATGTGCAAGTTGAACAGCAAAACGCCAATGCCGATCAGGTTGTTGATGATGAAAGCCTGGTATCAGCAGAGGAAACAGAAGCTGAGATTGCACAAGATGAGGAAGCACCTATCGACAAGAAAGATCCATGGTACAAGCGGCGTATTGATGAACTAACCAAGGACAAGCACGAGGCTCGCAGACATGCAGAACGTCTTGAGCGCATGCTGGAGCAACTTTCTGCACAGCAAAGGCAACTTGTAGAGAAACCGCCAGCATTACAGCCTCCGAATCCTGAAGACTTTGCAGGTGGACAATATGATCCAAGGTACATGCAGGCGCAGCTCGATTACACAAAAGCTGCTGCGATTGAAGAAGCGAAGAGAGCCGTTGCAGCGGAGTATGAACAACGTCAGGCAATTGAGCGCCAAGCACAGGCACAAGCAAAACTTGAGACTGCAGAGGCGGCAGCGCGACAAAAGTATGTTGATTATGATGCAGCTATTGAAGGGATTACGTCTGATCCGAGGCTGGCGCAAAACTCGACAATCAGACAAGCATTGCTTGGCTTAGACAATGGGCCAGAGATTGCTTACATTCTTGGCAAGAACCTAGACGTTGCATATGAAATTGCCAACATGAATCCTATTCAGGCTGGACTGCGCTTGGCTGAACTTATCAATAGAGCGCCAAGGAAAGTATCTAATGCGCCAACGCCTATTAAGCCAATCAATGCAACTGGCGGAATAGGCAGAAAGTCTTATGCTGATATGTCTACAGCAGAATACATTGCGGCTAGAAACGCTGAAGAGTTTGCTGCAAGACAAGCAAGATATAATCGCAAGTGACATAGAATCCCACCCCCCACTGCCTAGGTATTTGCCTAGGCTTTTTTTTGCTTAACAGAAATGTTTCTGTGTGTTATATCTGTCGCACCAAGATAGTGTGCTGGCCCTGACATTACTTGCGGCATTCAGATAATTCGAGGGATCGGCTCCCATCTGAAATAATAAGGGCAAAACCTTTATTTTTCATTTGGAGTAATCATTATGAGCAATCAGTTGCTTACTATTTCAATGATTACGAACGAAGCTCTGCGGGTGCTGACTAACAGCTTGGTATTTACTAAGGCTGTATCTCGCCAGTATGACGATAAGTTCGCAATCGAAGGCGCAAAGATTGGTACGACGATCAATCTTCGCAAACCGCCGCGCTATGTAGGTCGTACCGGTCCTGCACTGCAGGTTGAATCCTCTGTTGAAACGTATGTACCGCTGACTCTGGGAACTCAGTTCGGCGTAGACATGGCGTTTACGACTCAGGATCTGACGATGAACATCAGCGATTTCTCTGATCGTTTCATCAAGCCTGCTGTTGCCGCTGTAGCCAACAAAATTGACTACGATGGCCTGCAGCAGTTCCTGAACGTTTACAACCTTGTTGGCACTCCTGGCCAGCTTACCGGCACTCCGACTCAGGCACAGTCTACGGCTGCAATTCTTGCTGCTCGTGCGCGTCTGAATCAGGAAGCGGCTCCTGTTGATGAACAGCGTCATTTTGTTGTCGATCCGACTGTGGAAGTAGGTATCGTCTCTGGTCTGACGAACCTGTTCAATCCGCAGGGTACTATCTCTAGCATCTTCCAGAAGGGTGCGCTCGGCGACAACACGCTCGGCTTTAATTTCGCAATGGACCAGAACGTAGGTAACTTCACCTCTGGTACGTTCGTTGTTGGAACCGATACGCTTGCTGTTGCTGCACAGGCTGGCGGCTCAGTACAGACCAATGCACAGACTGCATTCTCTCTGTCTGCAACGATCAGCGTAGGCAAGACTTTGACTGCTGGCACTGTATTCACCATTCCTGGTGTATATGCAGTTAACCCGCAGAATCGTCAGTCTACGGGCGCATTGCGTAACTTTGTCCTGACTGCAAGCGTAACCGGCACTGGTTCTGCACAGAACATTTCTGTGTTCCCGACTCCGGTATTCTCTGGTCAGTTCCAGAATGTCACTAGCTCAACCGGCACTATTCCGAGCGCTAATGCTTCTGTAATCTCTGGTTCTAATGGCGCAAGCTATCCTAATGCACTTGCATTCCATCGTGATGCATTTGCTTTCGGTACGGCTGACCTTATCTTGCCGCAGGGCGTAGATATGGCTGGCAGGGCTTCAGCAGATGGCGTTTCTATTCGTCTTGTCCGTCAGTACGACATTAACAGCGATCAGCTCCCATGTCGTCTTGATGTGCTCTACGGATGGTCCACCATCTATCCTGAACTTGCTTGTCGCGTAACGGGTTAATAGGAGGATCACATGTCTAATCCGGGTCCAAATATCGTCACCCCCGACATTCAGCGCGGTCAGGCTGTACTGACTGTTTCTCTGACTCCCGCCAGTGTTGGTGCGGCTACGTCAGCAGAACAGACTTTCACTGTCTCTGGTCTTGCTGTAGGGGATTTTGTCTCTGTAAACGGCTCAACTGGTAATGCAAGTGCCATTGCTGGCGCTCGCGTTTCAGCGGCTAACACGCTTGCTATTCGGTTTATCAATCCGACTGCAGGCGCACTTACCCCAGGTGCTGGCAGCTATCTTGTATACGTTGCTCGTTCCTATCCTGTCATGAGTGATTTCGGTGTCACGGCCTTCAATAACGTTGGTCCTGTCGCTGGAACCAATCCGTAAAGGATGAAACTAAGGGGCCAGTGTAAAAGCTGGCCTCTTATTTAACTTTCAAAGAAATACTTAATCATGGGTAGGCCAAGAAAAGTTATTGAATTAGCAGAGCCTGAAGTGCAGGCATCTGACAATCAACAATTTCCAATCGCTGTCTATGATCCAACAGCAATACAGCTCAGAATCTTAGAAGCGTATAATCAAGATGAACTAGACAAGCTGCTATCAGGCGGCTGGTTACTTTATAAACCTTAGTATGGTGAAAATATGCCGAATTGGTTAGACACTCCGGGTAAAAGCGTACCAGGCAACATTGGTGTAGAACCGGCGGCAATGAAGCCACTCGGTTTTCAGCAAATCTCCACGTTATCTAGCGCGGTGGGACTCACTGTCCCTGCAGGCGCACTCATTGCGCTTATCCAAGCAGAATCTCAGGATGTACGCTGGCGAGATGATGGATCTAATCCTAGCGCAACGGTTGGCATGACAATCGGCACTGGACTCACTCTTCCTTACACTGGCGATCTTTCTGCGATTAAGTTCATAGAAATATCTGCTTCTGCAAAGTTGAACGTCAGTTATTACGGTTGACGTATGTTTGAACTTCTTGGAATGTTCAGCAAGGCGCTCGGTATGTTTTATTCCGAGAATGATTCTGCTGTATCAACGACAATTTTTGAGATTGTTTCAGAAAGCAACGATCCTTTGTTGTCTGAATCAAGCGAATTCATTATTACGGAGTAAGCAATGGCCAATGTAAAGATTTCAGCATTACCTGCTGTTACTACTGTTGTTCCGGGAACAGACGTTCTTCCTCTTGTATCAGGCGGTGTAACGACCAAGGCAACGCCAAATGCAATTATTAATGCAAGTCTGTCTGCACAGACCAGTTTGAGTTTGTATGGCGGAACATGGAGCCTTGCAAATAATACGACGATCAGCGCTGCAAGCACGAAAACGCTCACCCTCAACGGCGGCGCAGGATCAAATGGTCTGGTGCTGGATGCGTCGAATAATGTAGGGATTGGCGGCGCTGCAGCACAAAAGTTTCATGTACAAAACGCTGGTGCAGTTATTGGGCTGCTTCAAAACACCGCCTCAACCGCTGATGCTCGTTATCGCGTTCAAAACACTGGCGGGTCTTCTGATTGGGGCGTGGACGGAACGGGTACTTACTTTCAGGACAACAACAGTCGCCCTTTTATTTGGTATACGGCTGGTTCAGAACGCCTCCGCCTCGACTCCTCCGGCAACCTTGGCTTGGGTGTTACGCCGAGTGCTTGGAGTTTGTATAAGGGAATCCAGCTATTTTACGGTGGGTCGATAACTGCTAGCACCGTTGTTCCTATCACCGCTATCGGAGCAAATTATTACTACGACGGGTCTGCCTACAGATACCTATATTCTTCTCATTATGCTTCTAGATTTTTAGTTGATGGATATTCTGGCGGTTTTTCTTGGAGTATAGCCCCCTCCGGCACAGCAGGAAACGCAATTTCCTTCACTCAGGCGATGACGCTGGATGGGAGTGGGAATTTGTTGGTTGGGACGACTACTAATACTTATTCTGCAGTTGGGTCGTTTAAATCTATAGCCGACAATGTAGCGTGTGAATTTTACCGACAAGGGACAGGCTCTGGTTCAGCTATTGTAACTTTCAACTCAAATGCAACGGCTACAGAATCGTTAAGGTCTTACATTGATGCCTCTAGTGGAAACCTAACTGTTATCTCGGATGAACGGGTAAAAGAAAACATATCAAGCATTACTTATGGCCTTGCTGATATTCTTTTGCTTCGCCCTGTAAGTTTCACATGGAAAAACAGCACCGGCACCAAAATTAATTTTGGTTTTATTGCCCAAGAAGTTGAAAGTGTAGTGCCGGAAATTATTACCACGCTAGGTGAGGACTTATCAAATACCATCCCAAATCAAAAGATGCTTGATAAAGAATCTGTAATACCAATCTTAGTCAAAGCCATCCAAGAACTCTCCGCAGAACTCAACGAACTCAAACAGAGGATTAACTAATGTCAACTCAATTTGTATGGACGATTTCACAGCTTGACTGTATCCCGCAGGTTGGCGATCTCACAGACTACTGCGTAGTCTCCCACTGGCAATGCCAAGGCTCAGACGGCGAAGGGCACACGGGTCAGGTCTATTCCACCGTTTCTTTCCCGGTCGATCCTGATAAACAGGACTTCACGCCCTACGAAGACATCACGCTTGAACAGGCAATCCTCTGGACGCAAGAAGCACTCGGTGAAGAACAGGTCGCGGCGGTGTACACGTCTATTGACACGCAGATTGAGAATCAAATCAATCCTCCTATCGTCAGTCCTCCTCTTCCTTGGAGCAACTAAGCTCAATAGGCTATAATCTTTACTCCAATAACTGTTTTACTGGAGTAAAGTAAATGAAACTGGAACTTGAAATTGCTGAGGTCAACAACATTCTAGCTGCTCTCAGCAAATTTCCATTTGAACAGGTCGCTGAACTAATCGCTAAGATTCGTGAACAAGCGATTCCGCAAGTTCCCGCAGAAGAAGCAGAAAGTGGCGACATAACCTCCGACTAAAGAGGATTCATGTCAAACTTAGGCCCACAGCAGATAAATTCATCTTATCCAGGACTTCTTCAGGTTCCTGGCGGTGCAACAGCAACATTAAAAACTGTTACTGATGGACTTGGAACGGAAGTTCCCATTCAAATCAGCACAACTAATGTTGTTATCTCGGGCCTAACAAATGATTATGCGGCCAATCTGATAGGCGGATCTGCAGGACGGATTCCCTATCAGACTGGTTTATCCTCTACTGCTTTCACAACAGTAGGCATTGCAGGCCAAGTTCTTGTTAGCTCTGGTACTGGCGCTCCAGCATGGAGCAATACTGCGCCAAGTGCTTTAACGTCAAACACTGCGCTTTCAAGCACTAACTTGCTTGGAGGATCTGCAGGACAACTTCCGTATCAAACAGGATCTGGCGCAACTGGATTCATTGCAAATGGTTTTGCAGGACAAGTATTGCGCTCTAACGGCGCATTAGCTCCGAGCTGGACAACTCTCAACGCAATTAGCGTCAATGCTTTGCCAATTACAGGCGGAAGCATGTCTGGCGCGATTGACATGAACAATTACGCGCTTACTGATTTGCCTGCACCAAGTGCAGCATCTGATGCAGCGACAAAAGCGTATGTTGATTCTGTTGCAACAGGATTAAACATTAAAGCATCATGCGTTGCCGCAACTACGGCTAATATAACGCTTTCTGGCGCACAAACAATAGACACTGTTGCGGTAACGGCTGGCCAGCGCGTTCTAGTCAAGAATCAAACGACAACGGCTGATAATGGCATCTATGTCTGTGATGCAAGCACTTGGACCAGATCAACTGATGCTGATACATGGAGCGAGCTTGTCGGAGCAACGGTATTCATTACCGGAGGATCAGCAAATCTTGCAACAACATGGACATGCAACGTAGCAGCAGGTGGACTTCTCGGTGTCACGCCAGTTACGTTTGTTCAATTTGCAGGATCTCAAAGCTACACTGCAGGAAATGGCCTAACTTTAGTTGGCACTCAATTTAGCTTGTCTGCGCCAGTTTCTGTCACTAATGGTGGTACTGGAGTTAGCACTTTAACTGGTATTGCTTACGGCAATGCAACTTCTGCGTTTACTGCAGCAACAGCGGCTCAGATTGTTTCAGCGATTGGCTCCACGGCGGTAACGAATGCCACAAATGCAGCATCTTGTTCTGGCAATGCAGCCACAGCTACAGCTTTAGAAACTGCAAGACTTATCAATGGCGTTTCTTTCAACGGAACGGCAAATATCTCTATTACGGCGAGCGATCCGTACTCATTAACGTTTAACACATCAGGGGCAGGCGCTGCATCTGGTGCAACATTCGATGGTTCAGCAGCAAGAACCATTTCTTACAACACGATTGGCGCAGCCAATGTCAGCGGATCAAATGCAACTGCAGGCAGCACATGGGATATAAACATTGCTCGCACTGCAGCATATGCGGATGACCTAAACGGCGGTTCTGCTGGTAACGTTATCTATCAGTCTGCGGCGGGTTCAACAGCGTTTCTTGCTAACGGATCTGCTGGATTGATTCTTGCCAGCAATGGTGTTGGATCTTCTCCATATTGGACTAGCACTGCGCCAGGTGCGGTTAATGTTGTAAGCAAAAACGCTGGCGATATTCTTTATCAGTCTTCTACGAATGTCACTGCAGGGCTCGCAATTGCGCCGAATGGATACATTCTTGCATCAGATGGCGTAACGCCAGTTTGGACTGCAGGCATCAATCTCAGCACTCAAGCAATCGGTGTCCTGCCTATTTCAAATGGTGGGACTGGCGCTTCTACTGCGGCTAATGCAATAAACAACTTGCTTCCGTATCAGGGGGCAACGCCAGACAGATACCTGAAGACAGATGGAACTAATGTTTCTTGGCAGCATGCTGTTAGCTCAGTCACCTTAGACACGCTTTCAACCGGATTGCTGGTAAATACGCTGACCAGCGCAACGATAACGACTGCAGGCACTTTTAATCTATCAGGTGTGCTGAATGCTACTAATGGCGGCACAGGCGTATCTACATTGTCTGGCATTGTATACGGTAATGGCACAAGCGCGTTTACTGCAGCCACTGGGCCACAGGTTGTAGGCGTTATTGGCGCAAACTATGTGCAAAACGCCACTAATGCAACGAACTCAGTAAATTCAACAACTGCAACTAATCTAGCTAATGGCACTGCAGGCGCGATTGTTTATCAATCTTCTGCAAGCACAACAGATTTTGTTTCTGGTACATCTGGAAGATTCCTGCAGTCTAACGGTTCTGCTGCTCCTGCATTTGTTGCGCTTTCTGCTGGCGCTGGTCTTACGTTTTCAAGCAATACGTTTAGTCTTGATATTCCTGTAACAGTAGCCAATGGCGGAACAGGCGTAACGACATTATCAGGTGTCCTATACGGAAATGGCACTAGTGCAGTCTCTAGCGCAACTGGCGCTCAAATTGTCGATGCAATCGGATCTGTTTCGGTAGAAAACGCAGACTTTGCAACGCTTGCACAAAATGCATTTTTCGCAGGAAACATAGCGGGAAAATCAGCAGGACAATTACTGTATCAATCTGCTCCTGATACAACAAGCGCGGTTGCTGCAGGCGTTTCCAATCAAATTCTTTTGTCTGCTGGAACTTCTGCTCCAGTTTGGGCAAATAGCGCTCCAAAAGCGACAAATCTTGATGCTGGTGTTGCAGGATCAGTGCCGTATCAGTCAGCAATCGGTGTTACTGCTTACACCGCTGCAGGCGCAAACAATCAGGTGCTTACCAGCAACGGAACTGTTCCTCAATGGAGCAATTCCGTCTCTTCCGCAAACAACCTTGCGGGAGGAGCTGCAGGAGCTGTTCCTTATCAGTCAGCTACCGGAACAACTGCCTTCTCGTTATCTGGCGCGTCTGGGCAGTTTTTAAGCTCAACAGGGTCAACTGCTCCTACTTGGACAACGATTACTCCTGCACTTATTGGCGCATTGGCAGTAAACGGATCGAATAGCATGTCTGCAGACCTGAACATGTCTGCATACAAAATCACTAACCTTGCAACTCCAACAAATTCTGGAGATGCAGCAAATAAATCTTACGTTGACTCGGTTGCGTCTGGACTAAATCTCAAGACTGCGTGTGTTGCAGCAACGACTGCAAACATTACGTTGTCAGGCACTCAGACAATTGATGGCGTTTCTGTTGTTGCAACCAATCGAGTGCTTGTAAAGAATCAGTCAGCAAGCGCAGAGAACGGAATTTACGTTGTTGACGCTAGTACATGGTCGCGTTCGACGGATGCTGACACATGGTCTGAGCTTGTTGGCGCTACTGTCTTTGTCACTGGAGGTTCAACGAACGGCACAACGACATGGGCATGTAATGTTTCTCCAGGTGGAACGCTTGGAACTACGCCTGTCACGTTTGTGCAGTTTTCTGGCTCGCAGTCATACACTGCAGGAGCAGGTTTAACGCTTGCTGGCAATCAGTTTTCTATCACTGCGCCTGTCTCCGTCTCTCTTGGCGGAACTGGCGTTACAACGCTTTCAGGTATTGCTTACGGAAACGGCACTAGCGCCTTTACAGCAGCCTCTGCAGCGCAAATTGTTAGCGCTATCGGATCAACTCCGGTTGCAAATGCAACGACTGCTGCAAGTTGTTCAGGAAACTCAGCAACTTCAGACAAAGTAAACAACGCAGTAACGTTTTCGGCTGACGGCACTGGTGATTATGCCGCTGATGATCTGCTTGCTGAAAACAATGACTTTATCTTGTCAGAAGCAAGTAGCTTTATTGTTACGCAAGCAACTGGTTCCACTACATTTGATGGAAGTTCTGCGCTTAATATCTCTTACAATAGCATAAACGCTGCGGCAATTGATGGAAATAATGTTGATGCTGGTTCAACATGGAATATTAACGTATCAGGCACTTCGACTTCATTGGCTGGCGGCGATACTGGAAATATTCCTTATCAGTTGTCTTCTGGTCAAACAGCGTTTCTAAACACTGGCGGTATTGGCTACATTCTGACTTCTGACGGATATGCGCCACAATGGTCTGCAACAATTGATCTTGCAAGCAACGTTTCTGGCGTATTGTCTCCTCAGTTTGGTGGAACCGGCGCTGTTTCATTGACTGGTATTTTTTACGGAAATGCTCTTGGAGCTGCAACTGCTGCTACTCCAGCGCAAATTGTTGCCGCAATTGGATCGGAGTCCGTACAAAACTCCTATTTTGCTGGAACTGCTGTTCTTGCACAATCATCTTTAGATATTTCAGGCGGAAACACAGGTCAGCTTGTATATCAAGGAAGTCCAGGTTTCACTACGTTCTTAACTGCAGGCACTAATGGCCAAGCCTTAACGTACAACACTTCTTTATCGCGCCCGCAATGGACAACGCTTGGCGATTTGTCATTAATAAATACAAATGCGTCAACGACACAATATCTTAGAGGCGATGGAACATGGGTAACACCTCCAGTTAACGCTGGAACTGTTACTTCTGTTGCACTAACTGCCCCTACTGGATTCTCTGTCTCTGGTTCGCCAGTAACGGCATCAGGAACGCTTGCTCTTTCATTTGCTGCAGGTTACTCGCTTCCAACGACTGCTTCACAGGCAAACTGGGACAATGCTTATTCTCAAAGACTGCAATGGGATGGCGGATCTACAAATCTCAATGCAGTAACCGGCAGAACGTCTCTTGGTCTTGGATCATTATCAACGCTGTCTCCAACTGGCGCTGCATCAAGCAGTACATTTTTGCGTGGAGATGGAGTCTGGGCAACGCCTCCTACAGCAGTAGGCACTGTAACAAGCGTTGGACTAACTGTACCGACTGGATTGGTTGTTGCGGGTTCTCCAATTACGTCATCTGGAACGTTTGCAGTTAGTCTTCAATCTGGCTATTCAATTCCAACAACAGCATCTCAAGCAAACTGGGATAGCGCATACACGCAACGTTTGCAATGGGATGGCGGCGCAACTAATCTTAATGCGACAACTGGTCGCGCTAGTCTTGGCCTTGGAAACGTAGCAACCATCAGCACCAATGGTTCTACAAGTCAATTTTTGCGTGGTGACGGTGCATGGGCTACACCAGCAGCAGGATCAGGGACAGTTACTAGCGTAGGAACAGGAACTGGCTTAACCGGTGGGCCGATAACTACGTCAGGAACTATTTCACTTGCAAACACATCGGTTACTCCCGGATCGTATACGAGCGCAAACATTACTGTTGACGCGCAAGGCAGGATTACTGCTGCTTCAAACGGATCTGCGGCGGCTGGCGTTACGCAAATTGTTGCAGGATCTAACGTAACAATTTCTCCTGCAGGTGGCACAGGAGTTGTAACAATCAATGCCTCTGGCGGCGGTGGCGGAAGTTCAATTTACTTTAATGTCACAGCATATGGTGCTTCTCCAAGTGCTTCACCGTCTGCAAATAGAGCTGCATTTCAGAATGCAATCAATGCGGCTGCAACATCTAGAGGCACTGTATATGTTCCTGCAGGCACTTATGCGATAGATGACACGCTTGTTCTGAGCAATGTTAACTTGCTTGGAGAAGGAACTGCATCTTACATTGCTGCAGGGATTGCAAATGCTGCGTCTCCGATTATTTATGCCAGCGGAATGATTTCAGTAAGAAATCTGCAGATTGGTTATACGTCTGGAGTAACAGGTAATGAAACCCAAGGACAAAAGGTTATATTTAGATGTGGTGACTTAAGGCCATCAATACCTTACGGCAATCTTCGCAATTCAATCTTTGATTACTTGTTGCTTGGTTCATGTGGAACTGCTTTTTACGAAAGCGGACAATTTACTGATGCTGCTCATTATGAAGCTGTCTTTTCAACGACATTTAGCAACATTTGGGCGTATGGATTTAGATATAGAGCATTTGATTTTCATAGCGCAATCAGAACAGGAAATGTTTATCAAAACGTTTATCTTGGAGTAGGAGACGACAATACAACATGTGATTGTTTTTTTGCACTACAAGGTATTGAATCTGAAAGCTCTATCATTCAGTTAAACGTAGAACACGGAACTTACAAAACTGCTGGCGTTATTTTTGATGGATGTGAAGGAATTGGCGCAACCTCAATGCACATTGAGGCAATTAAACCAAATGGAAACGGTAAACCATATGTAAGATGCTCGCATTCATCAGGTTCATTCAATGATTTTACAATCATTAACTGCGACCATACGTTTATTAACGTTCCTATTTTTGAGTTAAATTCATCTTATAACAATTATTGGTCAGCAAATGGAGTTGCTGGGGATTCACCTACAGCAAACTATTATCATTTTGGCGTTTTGTATATTGGCAATGTTCCTACAAATTCTGGATGCACTGTATTTAGCAGAGGAACAAATGACGGATCAATGTATGTTGACATTGGAAACTTTGAGTATGGTCCTTCTTGGTCTGCATGGCAGGCATTCCCGTATAGTGGAAACATTACGATAATAGATTCTGGCGTCAATTCGTTTTACGGCAATCCAGTAAGAACGTTAAATGGCTCTACTACAATAGGTAATCCAAACCTAACAACTGCAAATAACGGAACACCATTTTTCTTATCTAGGCCAACTAATGGATCTGTATTACATATTCTCATAAATAATGTTGCTTCTGGCCAGCTCATTTCAACATCAGGTGGAACGCCTGGATTATTTAGCGGATCAGATTATCGACTAAAAGAAAATGTTGCACCAATTACTGATGCATTGGATAGAATAAAGAAAATAAAGTCTTATCAATACAACATCATTGGAAATAATTCACTGCAAGAAGGATTCTTAGCGCATGAGCTGGAAGACGTTTGTAGTCTAGCAGTGCATGGATCAAAAGATGCGGTTGATGAAGACGGAAACCCAGTCTATCAGCAGGTTGCTCCAGCATTACTGATTCCTGTTCTTGCTCAAGCAGTGCATGATTTATTGATTAGACTTGAAGCCTTGGAGAACAAATAATGTCCCGATTTTTCACTACAACATTAATTCCTCCTACTGGCGCAACCATTGGCGATGCTGTTGGGCAGCTTTTTGTAAAAGACACGCTGACTACAGTAAACGTATATGAAGATGCTGCTTGCACTCAGCTAATCACAAGTCCTTTTCCGGTCGGAACAAATCCTGTTGAGTTTTATGTTGTTGATGGAACGATTGACTACTCACTGCTAATCGGCGGTGGCAATCTTGTTAAGTCAACGACTATCCCTGACATCTGGAACATTCCAGCGCAAGTCTGGACGCTGAATGGATCATTATGGCTAAACGATCCTGCTCTTTGGGCAGCAACTGATCCCTATCCGGTCAGTGTTCCTTTTGTTCAGAACGTTGGGCAAATGTACACTGGCTATGATCTGGTGCGAGCAGCAATGCGCCTTATCCAGGTGTCTGCTGTTGACACTGACCTGACTGCATCAGAACTGCAAGACGGTATAGAGTCACTCAACCGTATGATTGATTCATGGTCTGCAGATGAACTGACCTTGTATCAAGTCATCAGAGAGGCTTTTCCTCTGGTTTCTGGACAAAATCCCTATTCAATGGGCTATGGCGGAGACTTCAACACTAGCAGGCCAATGAAGATTGTTGATGCATATCTGACGCTCAACAATGGCTCTATTCCTGTTGATTATCCAATGCAGGTGCTTGGATATGACGATTACAACGCGATCAGGCTAAAGACTCTCAGCACAAACTTCCCTAATTATCTGTATGTTCAGCCTAGTTTCCCGCTGAGTCAGATTTATATCTATCCTGTTTTTTCGCCAAATGATCCAGCAACGATTGGGCCAGCTTACATAACGCTGACAAGCTGGAAACCGTTTGATCTTATTGTTGATCCGACTGCATACATTTCGCTTCCTCCTGGATACTGGGAAGCGCTTGTGTTTAATCTTGCAGTACGGATTGCGGAGGAGTATCAGTTTCAGCTTAGAGAAACAACAGTACAATTGGCCGTTAGCGCCATGAAACGGATTAAAAGACTTAATCAAAGAACAGTAACTTTACAAACTGATGTAGCACTCATGAATACAAGTCAACTTCGTTACAATATTTACAGCGATGGCTTTGGAAGGTAAATCTATTTGATATGACTATAAGTTCGACCGGCCTTGATATTGCAAACATTGTTTGAAGTGACTATTTTTCCAAGAATCTCAGAAATTTCTTTGTGTGTTTTTCCGTTTGCGCTTAAAGTCTTAATTGTTCTGACGTCATCATCCGTAAATTTTGCTTGCCATTGTTTTATTCCTCTAGGACGTTTAGCCATTCCGTCAAGAGATTGATAATAATGCTTGAGGTTATCGCTTCTAGATATCCATTCAAGATTTTCTGGGACATTATTATTTTTGTTGCCGTCTAGATGATTAACTTCTTTTTTTCCATCTGGCGGCATTCCATGAAAGGCCATAGCAACAAGACGATGCACAAGAAAATCTTTTCTCTCATAAAGGCTGGTAGTCAGCAAAAGACGCTCATATCCTTTCTGAACTCTTGTCCACATGATAAGGTCTTCTTTACCTGGGCGTATTTTTGCAATGCGGCCAAAGCTAGAAGCAAAGTATGGCGGAAGATTTGGAATTGGCATCCAGACTTCATTTGTCATAGCGGTTTACCTTCTGAGGAAGAAAGACAGTTTGATATAGGATACACCAATGCCTGAGGCCGTACAACTCCCTATTCTCGGACCTGGAATCGCTGGACGATCAAGAGCAGTAACGGCGCAGAAGCGTCAGAATTTGTTCCTTGAAGTTAAGCCAGAGAAGGACAAGTCTTTGCTTGTTGCATACGGCACTCCGGGATTGAAGTATTTTGCTGATCTTGGCAGTACACCTAGCCGTGGCCTCTGGTGGTTTCAGGCATACAATCGGCTGTACACAGTTGTCTACAATGAACTGCTAGAAATCTATCCGGACGGAACTGTCTTCAGTCGCGGTCAGATTGCTTCTAATTCTGGCACTGTCTCAATGGCTGACAACGGCATTCAGCTAATGATCGTGGACGGTGAGAATGGTTATATTTATCAGCCAGCTACTGGTGATTTACCTTACAGCAGAACTGGCACAACGGTTGTTGTCACGGAAACGCTTACGACTCGTGTTGCTGGACAGACAGTTTATGTATCAGGCGATGGCAGCATTCCTTCTGGCGATTACGTTATTGACGTACCGGAAATTGGCGCTGTTAGCTTAGTCGCTGATACTGAATATGTTATTACGTCTCTTGGCACAACCGACTTTACATTGATCGGTGCGCCTCTGAATGAGGTCGGCACTGTGTTTACAGCAACCGGTGCTGGCACTGGCACTGGTACTGCAAGCAATGCAAATCAATTCCGCTTTGAAACAGTTGCGTCTGGTACTGCGTCTGGCACGATAAAGGTGCTGAACAATCTACGCAACATTAGATCAGCATACACTGGCGTTAATTTTCCAAGAGCAACCACTGTTGCTTTTTTAGATAGCTACTTTGCGGTCAATGTCGTAGACACCAAGCAATTCTGGCTGTCAGGAAACTATGATGGCTTCTACTGGGATCCGCTGCAGTTTGCAAGCAAAGAGGCCTACACGGACAACCTAGAAGCAGTCACTGTAGACAACGGCTGTCTTGTACTTATCGGAGCAGCCTCACAAGAATACTGGCAGAACACTGGCGCATATCCTTTCCCGCTGCAGCGTATTGCTGGCTCACCCACTGATACGGGTATTGTTGCGCTTTGGTCGTTGGCTCGCTGTGCTGGCCAGATGTTTTATCTTGGCCGTAATCGGCGCGGTGGGATCAGCGTTTTCCGCACCGAAAACTATCGGCCTATTGCTGTTTCAACGCCTGATCTGGATTACAACTTCCAGAATTATCAATCGCCAGAAGATGCAATTGCCTATGGCTATCGCTATGCTGGTCATGAGTTCTATGTCATCAGCTTTCAGGCTGAAGCAAAAACATGGATGTATGATGCCACCTCGGATGTATGGTCTGACTTAACTTCTGGCGCAGATACTCGGCATTACGGCCAAAGGGCTGTGCAGTTTGCTAATGAGATTTTTGTCTCAGACTACAGGACTGGCCTGCTCTATACCTATGACCCTGATACCTATACAGACAACGGCGACTACATTGCTAGAGAACTGATTACGCCTCATTTCTTCGCCAACACCAGCTTTAACAAGCTGCATATCTATCGTTTGCGCTTAGACATGGAGCAGGGAACTGGCCTCTCTGTTGGTCAAGGAGTCAATCCGCAAGCTATGCTGCAAGTCTCAAGAGATGGCGGTTTCACATATGGCAATGAGATGTGGACTAATTTTGGTCAGCTTGGCCAGTATCTAAGAAGAGCTGAATGGCGCAGACTTGGTGTCAGTCGTAACTTTGTCTTTAAGTTCCGAATTACTGATCCTGTTAAGGTTGTTTTAATCAGTGCAGCAGCTTATGCAACGCAGGCGGCAAAATGAGCTTTCCTAAAGCGCCGTTTCAGTCTGCAATTCAAGCTGCAACAAACAAGGTTGAATCTGTCTGGCAGCAATGGTTTGATCGAGTACAGAATGTGCTTGAGTTTGTCACTGGCGCAACGCCAAGCAATGCAAGGCCAAGTAAGAACTTATTTACTGGCGCAACGAATTGGGACACGGATCTAAACGCGCCTGCATGGTGGAATGGCCAGCAATGGGTGACATTGAATTCATTGTCTACAAAGTCTTACGGCACTTTCTACGATAACACCGACCAGACTGCGGCTGATACGCTGACTGCTTATCCGGTGACATTCAATACGCCAAATGGCGCAAGCAATGTTGTGCTGGAGTCAGGTAGTCACATTAAAGTTCTTGTTGCTGGAGTCTACAACGCGCAGTTTAGTATTCAGTTTATAAGCACTGAAAACAACGCAAACAATCCAAGTGAAGTCAACGTTTGGTTCAGGAAAAACGGCGTAGATGTGGCTGAGTCAAACAGCATGTTCACAGTTCCGACCAGACACGGAACGCACAACGGCGCATTGATTGCAGCATTGAACTTTATGATTGAACTGCAAGCAAACGATTACATTCAGCTAATCTGGCAAACAGAAAACACAAACATTAGCTTACAGACCCTTCCTGCTGGCACAACTCCAACAACGCCAGTTACTCCAAGTGTTATATTTACAATGCAACAGGTGTAGTATGCTCAAAAAAGGATCAAGCAAATCAACCATTTCTAAAAACATTGCGACTGAAGTTAAGGCTGGAAAGCCTGTAAAGCAGGCTGCGGCTATTGCATATAACGTAGCAAGAAAGGCAAAAGCAAGTGCTGGAAAAAAAGGAAAATAAATCTGTCATACCAGTAGGGGTTAAACGTATTGAAACATTGCGCTATGCAATGGAAGAAGCAGTAAAGCGCGGAATTATGGAGGAATTTAAGCCTCCAGTGGATCATCTGTTTTGTTCTGGTTTATATGCGCGGCGGAACTATGTAAAAGCTGGCGTAACGGTTGTTACTAAAGTGCATGCAAAGGAGCATGTTTGCATTGTTTTATATGGAAAATGTCATGTGTACGATCAGGACGGAAAGCGTAAAATAGTGCAAGGTCCTGATATGTTTATTACTAAACCGGGAACGCAAAGAGCGATTTATTGTGAGACAGATACTAGCTGGATTAACGTGCATGTATCTGCAACAGATTCTGTTGATGTGATTGAAGAAGAGATTTTTAACGACACGTTTGCTGATTATCAGCATCGTCTTGAGTATATAGAGGCATAGCTATGGCTGGTGCAATTATCGGTGGAACTGTTGCTGCTGCAGGCGCTCTAGGTGGTGCAGCCATGGGCGCTTCGTCTAGTGCTAGTGCTGCTGCTCAAAACAAGCAAATGATGGAAGACATTTTCAGGCTATCTTCCAAGCAAATGAAGCCTTATCAGCGCCTTGGCCGACAGGGTGTTGAGACGTACAGAGAAATGCTTCCGGGTATTCTTGAGCAGAGTGCTTATCAGCCATATACGCAGGCTGAATACGAACAGTCTCCGCTGTATACGCCAATGGTGCGTAATCTTGCAGAGCTGCAGGCAACTCCAGGCTATCAGTTTCAGTTGCAACAAGGACAGAAAGCTCTAGCGCAGAATGCTGCTGCTCGCGGTGGGCTTCTCTCTGGCGCACAGTTGCAAGCATCTCAAAGATTTGGCCAGCAACAAGCCGCTACTGGATTTCAGGCTGCATGGGAAAGAGCGCAACAAGCCTATGGCAGAGCGTTTGAGCAGAATCTTGCAGCGCAGAGAGTTAGACAGCAGGGAGCTGGACAGCAGGCTAGTATTCTCGGCAATGTTGTCTCTGGCGGATATAACGCTGTACAAGCTCCGTACAGTCTTGCTCAAGGTCTTGCGCCAAGCGTAATGCAATCCAATACTTACGCAGGGAATCAACAGGGCAATGCATGGGGAACAGCAGGTGCGACTATCGGAAACATTGGAAGTTACCTTGGTAATTATTACCAAGCCAAACAAGATGTTAATGATCTTGGCTTAATGATGTAAAAGCAGGTAATAGTTATGGCTGATCCAGCAGTTTGGCAAGCATTGATCGAAACCGGCAATCCTTATTTGCAGCAGGAGCGCCAGCAGAAAGGCTTAATGGGCATGATGCAGCTTCAGGAAAAACAGCGAGAACTTGAAGACTCGCAAAGACTACGACAATTGTATATGTCTGGTCGTCAGCCAAGTATGCAAGAGATTATGTCTGTCAGCCCTCAACTTGGCATTGAGATGCAGAAAGCTCAGTTTCAGAACATGTATCAGATGCAACAAATGGAGAAGCTGCAGAGAGAACAGCAAGAGGCAAACGCAAAGACTTATGCTCAATATGTAGGTCCAATTGCTGACACTTACTTCATGGACATTGAGCAAGGCATGAAGCCTGAGATGGCGCAGCAGAAGTATCATTCAGCGATTGGCAATGCACAGGCTGAACTTGAGAAAAAGCACGGCATTTCACCGACTGGAGATTTCAGGCAGTTTAGTCCTGAACAAGTCTTGCAGCGCTCAGTAGGTCTTGGCGTACCGAGCAGATATTATCAGCGTCAGGAAGAAATGCAGAAGCGGATGATGCCTCCTGCAATGAGTTCTGAACAGTATTATGGCGGCGTTGAAATGACTCCCTATGGAGCTATGAGAAAGCCAAGTATCCGGCAGGATACAGGCTTCACTAAGGCGACTGCTGAAGACATTGGAATGCTGCAGCAAGCCTATGATGCTGAACAGGATCCAACCGCAAAGCAGAAGATTGGCGGATTGCTGAATCAGCTTAAGCAGCAAGTTGGCGCAGGACTTAGCCAGAGTCAATTTATTACGCCAGAGCAGATGCCTGCACTGAAGGCTGAAGAGGCTGGAGCAAAGAAAAAGGCAGAGCTTGAAGCTGAAAAGGCCATGACTCAGGAGCAGAGAGCTGAAACGCTTTCAAACATTCCTGATAGAGAGCAGATTGAATCTTTGATTGATAAGTCAATTGGCTCCGGTCTTGAGCAGCAAGTCAAAGGCAAACTTGCGCCCATGGTTGGCATGAGTACAGAAGCGCTTGAAGCAACGAAACAGTTAGACGTTATTGCTCCACAGCTTAAGAGCATTACTAAATCACTTGCAGGCGCTGGCGCTATTTCTGACTTTGAGCAGAAAATGATGGCTGATGCTGCAGGCGCTATTGCGGATCCTAATGTTCCTCCCGCTGCGAGAAAGGCTGCGTACAGAACGTTTATGGATGTAATGGATAAAGCAAACAACAAGCCTGCTAGTGCTGTGACTTCATTGCAGGTCGGCCATGAAGAAGGCGGATACGTCTATAAAGGCGGCGATCCTAGTAAACAGTCCTCATGGGAGAAAAAGTAATGGCTGGTCCATGGGAGAAGTATGGCGCTGTAGAGTCTGGGCCTTGGAGCAAGTATCAAACAAAACCAGAATTGCCTTCTAGCGTTGGCGCTGTCGAACGTTTTATCAAAGGAGCATCCGCAGCAGGGTACAAGGGCGCAATGGGTGTTAAAGGCGCTTTCATGGGCCTTTCTCCAGAAGAGGAACAGAGACTTGCAGGACAAGCTGAATGGGTTAGACAAGCTGGATTACCGGCGCAGGCTGGAGGGTTTGCGGCGGAAGTTGCAATGTTTTCGCCAACAATGGCATTTGGTGGCTCTGGAGTATTGCCAGCAGCTCAACGTGCGTATACATCAGGCTTATTATCTTCGCTATATGAACCTGGCGGACGTTATGAACGTGAAAAGGCAGGCGCTTTTGGCGCTCTTGGTTCTGTTGCTGGTGAGGCTTTACCTTATGCCGCTGGAACCGTGGCAAGGTCAATAGAGCCATTATTTGAGTCTGGAAGAACAAATATCATTTCAAGAGCTTTACAGCGCACAGTGGGAGAAAATGCGCCAAGCGTAATTAGACAGCTTGAATCTACGCAATCCGGTGTGCCTGGTGTGCAATACACTGCCTCAGAAGCGGCTCCTAGTTCTGGTGGATTGGCTGCAATGCAGCGTTGGGCAGAACAAGCTGCTCCCGAGCCATACTTTCAGCGCAGAGCTGAGAATGTTGGCGCTAGACGCATGGCCATGCAGGAAATTGCTGGCACTGAGATGGAAAAACTTGCCGCCATTGGAGCAAGAAAATCTGCATCAGAACCATTGTATGAAGCAGCTATGCAGCGTTCAGTTCCTGTAGATGAAACTCTGCGTGAATTGTTGCAGCGGCCTAGCATGAAAAATGCATTGTCTCAAGCAAAGCAAATTGCTGCAGAAGAAGGGACTGCGATTGCTCCAGAAATTGAGAAGGCAATCTTGTCTGGCGAAATGCCAGCAGAGATTTCTGGCCAAGGCTTGCACTGGATCAAAATTGGGCTTGATTCGCTAAAAGATGAAGCAACGACTTCACTTAGCAAGGCGCAACAAAAAGCAATCAAGGGGACCATTAGCGCGTTTGAAGACTGGCGCGGTCAGAACATTCCCGAGTATGCAAGAGCGCAAGAAACCTTTAGAGAGCTGTCTAAGCCAATTGCAAGACAAACTGTCGGGCAATCTTTATATGAGAAACTTGCTCCAGCATTGTCTGATTTCGGCCCTGCAACCAGAGAAAGGGCGGAGAGTTTTGCTAGAGCATTGCGCGATGCAGACATTACTGCACAACAGGCACTTGGCTTTAAGGGCGCAAGATTTGGCGATGTTATGCGGCAATCGGATCAGGATCTTTATTCAGCAATCGCTGCTGATCTTTCAAGGCAGGCTGAATCTGCTGGCGCTGGCAGGGGGATAGGCTCAAACACATTTCAGAATCTTGCAATGCAGAATCTTGCAGAGCGCTCTGGTTTTCCCGGGACAATGATTGGCAAGGCAATGCATTTACCGCTGATAGACTACGGATACACGAGGGCAGAGCAGGCAATGCAAAAAGAGCTCGCAGATGCTTTGCTTAATCCAAAGAAGACTGCCTCACTTCTCAAAAGACAACCTGGATTGCTCACAAAACTGCTTGAAGCAGAATATGCTCAAGTTCCAAGCAGTGTTTTGGGTGCTGCGGCTGGTTCATTTATTAACAGGTAAATTCAATGTCAAACGCCTATCTTTGTCCGATCCTGCAAGACAGCCAGTTTACTGATGACGTTACTTTTCTATCTGGCGGTCTGATCTGGTTTTATGAAGCTGGCACTAGTACGCCTGTTCCTGCATACACAGGTCCAAGCGCCACTACTGCTTGGAGTAATCCTATTGTCTTAAACAGCAGAGGCATTACTGGCGGAGAAATTTGGCTACTTGCAGGGCAAAACTACAAAATTGTTCTTGAAGAACCGCCAATTTACGGCCAAGCTCACGGAACGGTTATTAGTGTTTTTGACAATATCACTGGCGTTAATGATCCTGAAAGTTCTGCATCCAACGGTAATTGGATTTCTTATGCTGGCACTCCTGTTTATGTGTCTGCGTCTGAATTCAGCGTGTCTGGCGATCAGAGAGCAATCTTTGTATTTGGCCGTAGAGTAAAGCTCACTAAGTCATCTGGCGTTGCATATGGCACTGTCATCAGCGCTACTTTTGCGGCTGGCTCAACGACAATTACTTTGAGTGTTGACTACGGCAATAGCATCAACAGCTCTATCAGCGCAGTCAGTTATGGCTTTATCGAAACTGGCGCAATCAGCTCCATTCCAGTTCCAATTTATGCTGGCAGCTCTCTCGGAGGCAGTCAGTATAGCCTCTGGATGGAGTATGACGGGTTTAACTTGCGTTGGGCGAGGGATAGCCTCGCAAGCTCTCTGAACTGGCCAATCAATGCTGCTACTGCAGATTCTGCAGATACTGCAGATTTTGCAACCAGTGCATCTAATGGAATTTTTGGAACTGTTACTGATGTAACTGCAAGCAGAGCATTTGGTACTACTTACACAAACTCTGGAACCAATACAAAAGTTGTATATGTTTCTCTCAATACAACAGCAGTTGGGGAAACCGGCTATGCTACAGTGAACGGAGCAAATGCTATACAGTGGCAAGGCACTGCAGTAAACGCAGCGCAACCTAATATGACAATACTTGTTCCACCTGGTGCAACGTATAGCGTTACAAATACTGGCACTGCAGGAGCATCTATTGCACTCTGGACGGAGCAATCATCATGAACAGTTTCATAGCGTTTCTAATCAAACAGCTGGCATCTCTCATCCTTGGCAGTCAGGTTTTCACTCGCATTCTAGGCGCAGTAGAACGCTGGTCTGAAAAAGAAATTGACGGAGCAGAGAAGAAAGAGGGAGTGCTTGCTGAAGTTGAAATCATTGGCCTGAAGCTAACGAACCAGCTTGCTAACTTCGGCATTGAGCTTGCAGTACAATACCTTAAAACAAAGGTGTAATCATGGTTACGGCTAAACAATGCCTAGCGCGTTGGGGCGATCCTGCAGCCAATGAATCTAAATTCATGGTCATGTGGGATGTGCCAGCAGAGTTAGAAATTGGTGTAATACCAAAGAAAATCTACTGTAACAGGATTCTTGTAGAGCCTTTGACTAAGGCGTTTGAGAACTTAATTTCAACTGGTTGTGTCAATGAATTAAAGACATGGAACGGATGCTTCAACATTCGCAAAAAGACCAGTGGACGATCTCCTAGCCTTCATTCTTGGGGTATTGCTATCGATGTCAATGCCGCTTGGAATGGATACGGGAGAAAACCTGTATTGTCAGCAGAGTTCGTTAAGTGTTTTGTTGATGCAGGATTCGTTTGGGGCGGTAACTGGAGAACTCCAGATGGCATGCATTTTGAAGTAAAGGAGATTTAGTCATGGGTCAACTTGGCATTGCTTTGAATGAACCGTCTACTTGGCGCGGTATTGTCTATCTTTTAATGGCTCTTGGAGTGCAAGTCAGTCCAGAGCTACAGGGCGCTATCGTAACTGCTGGACTGTCTGTTGCTGCTGCTATTGGCATCTTTGTCAAGGACAAAGAAAAAGATGACTGAGCGCGAGGGTGATGGGCTTAAAGTCATCGACACAAGCAATGCGCTGACCAAAGAAGAGCTTCAGGAGCTTAAACGTCTAGCGTCTATGAGCAAAATGGCGAAGCTCATCTTTAGTGTTGTCTTTAGCCTCATTATGCTAATCGGCGCGGATCATTTAGTCGAGTGGCTCAAAGATCGGCATTGACTGCAATGGTTGCACTTGCACTGGCGCAACTGGTTGACTTGGAACGATTTTGAGTTGATTGCCTGATTGATAGATATTTGTAAGCTGTCCGTTCGGCTGTCTCATCTGAGATATGTTTGCGC